ATGGGCGTTAGCCCATCTATGCGGTAAAGCGTTAGTGTTCCCACTAAGACCAAGAGGGAAAGGGGCAGGGCGGAAGTCCCTGCCCTCTGGTGGGCTTGTTTATGTATACACTTAAGTAGCGAATGATGGGTTAAAATGGGTTAGGTGGCGGTCTGGTTGGAATATTCTTTAGAAGGTTTGGATGAGGGAAGTCTTAAGTGGTTAAGGGAGTGGCAGGGTAGGGATGTGAGGAATTCACATAATGCCCTTCAGTATGCTATGTTATACCCTCTGTGGTGTGATAAGAAGGCAAAGTTTTTGCTTCTTTTTAAGGATAAGGCCAGGGGAAAGATTTCTGTCAAGATGCCAAAGTTAAGGGCTTTTAGAAAGAATCATTATGCGTGGCTTAAACACTTGGAATTTCCTCCGGGGCGTGTCTGGGTTCTTATAACTTTGACCTTAAAAAGGCATATAGATATTCAGGATGCTTGGGCTAATATAAACAGTTGGATTTCTGCGTTTTTAAAGCGTTTCCGTGATTATGTTCAAAAGGTTAAAAAATCTCGGGTTTCCTATTTGTGGGTCGTTGAACCACATAATACTGATGATTACCCACATGTTCATGTTTTGGCTTCCTTTCCCTTTGTTCATGTTGAAAAGATTTATGAGTGGTGGTTGGATGATAACGGGAATTCACTTAGTGAGTTTCAAGGTGTGGATGTGCGTTTTATTGGGTCTTTTGAAAATGTAAAGGATTATTTGGTTAAGTATTTGATTAAAGGGCATAACAAATACTGGGCTTTTTATAGGAATGGAGATAAAGTAAAGGTTCGCTTGGCTACACTTTTTATTTGGTATTTCAGAGTAAAATTATTTGGTATGTCCCGGGATCTGAGGCGTCCAAAATCTTCGGCTTCTGGCTTTTCTTTTGTTGGTATGGTTTCCTTGTTCTCCGTTTGGCGTGTTTTTTACCGTCCCTATAACATATCAATGTCGGTTATGTGGCTTGGACTTATGGATACTGGTGGCATTGAAGAGGAGATTTTTTATGTTCGTTATCTCCGGGTGTTGCATGTGTTAAAATCGGAATAAAACCTGTAGGAGGTGGTGTCATGGTTGAGGCTTTTATTTTGTTTGCCCGTAATACTAAGGAGGATTTTGTTATCTCTGTTGCAAAGGTTTTAATTGCTTCGTCTGATATCAAGTTTTTTCAGGAGAATAAGGTTGAAGGGAAGACACAGAGAGATTGGTTTATGGAATGGTTGCTTAAGTGGGTAAGGAAGGAGTGTCCTTGTTTGCTTGCTCCTTTCTCAGGTGATCAGTGGGATTTCTTCGTAGAGACGGAGGGCGTGGCTTGGCTTTTCCATAGGGATGAGGATTTGGATTATTTACCTATCGTTGACTTGACAACTCCCCCTGTTGGCTATATAATATAGGTTAAGTATATAATTATATGTTAAGGAGGTGTAAAATATGGAAGGCGGAATGTATTCTCCTATTAGGCTTGAGGTGGTCAGGATAGACAAAATAAAGATTTGGGAAAGGGACGGAAGGTCAGGGCAGATTGCCCATCTTTATGGGAAGTTAAGGAATGAGGATCCAGACTTCCCTCTTTTTTTCGTTGTCTTTGCTCCCACTACTTTGCCCATCATTCCCGGTGCTTCCTTTGCTGTTCCTATTAGTGGAATTAGGATGACCCTTGGAGATACTGAAGTCCCGCCTGCCCTTCCTTCTTTTTTTAAGGATCAAGCTAACAAAAAAATCCCATAAAAGGAGGTGTAGCCATGCCAGAATTCCCAAACCTTAACCTCTCCCTCTACTTTCAGGGGGTCGGCTTCATTTTGACTGCTTTGGCTGCGGTGTGGGCAGTTAGGAAGGTGATCAAGCTTGTAAACCGTTCCTGATATGCCCAGCTGTAGGGTGTCCTTTAGGGGTGCCCAAGCCCGGCCCTTGTGGCTGGGTTCTTAATTTACTGTTTGTGGTGAGGGTTAAGTATGGAGGAGTTTCTTAATGAGTTAATGCGTTATCTTTTGGGTGCTTTTATTCTTGTTCTTCCTATGCTGTTAACTATTCAGCTTATTAATAGGAGTTAGCTTTGCGGTATTGTGAGGTTGTGATAACTTCAGACCTTTCGGGTGTGATAAACACAAAATTTTATTGCGACTGGAATTCACAGCTTTATCAGAGTGCTTCGGAGTGTTTTTCTCAGTGTTCTTCACTGCTAATTAGCAAGTCCGATGCTTATTTTCTTGTTTTGCTTGTGTTTTCTCTTTTTGTTTTGTTTCTCGTTCTTGCCCTTATGAAGGTGGTTCTGGAATGATTAGGGTTATATCTCTTGTAGTTGTTGCTTTTTTGTTTCTTTCTACATTGGAAAGCTGGGCGGGTTTTTGGTTGGCGGGGCGTTGGTTCGTATCATCAAGGTATGTGAGTCTTACTCTTGGAGTTGTTAAGCGTTGGTTAGATAATGGGATTATTTCTCGGGGAACGCAATTGGCAAAGGTATTTATAAATCGTAATGGGAAATTGATTTTATTGACTTTAGCACTTTCTGAGGTGATACAGGAAGTAGACAGGCTACAATCGAGTGCTTCTTATTGCTATATTGATGATCCTTATGGTCGGACTATTTATTCGGGGTGGACTTTTTGGGGCAGTTTATCGATTCAATCTGGTGGAACTAATCCCTCAAATTTTTATAATGTTTCTTATTCCCAGTCTTGTTATTCTGGGGATGCATTTTTGCCCGCTGTTGAAATTCGGAGATGGGATGGTTCTTCTTGGAGGGGTGATTGGGCATTTGTCCCAAAGTCTGGGACTTATCGGATTGGACAGTGTCAGGTTACAATTGCTCTGAGGGTGTCTTCTGTTTGTCCGTCCGGTTCTACTGCTCCACCGTCCGTGGACTGGGATCAAAGGCGGGAGGTTCCTACTCGGGTTTATCCCAACCCGTCTGATTTTGTGCGTCCTGATGTAATAGAGGGCGATCCTTCTCTTCGTTATTTGAGGGATGAATATCAGAGGATTTCTCAAGATGCTTCTATTCCTACCATTTCGCAGGGTGCATTAAGTGGTGTTGAATTGCCCTCGGTGGATTGGAAGACTCCCCCAGAAGAGGCTTTGGATTATGCTTCTGAGGAGGGGTCTACTTCTCCCAATAGTTCCTCTGGTTCTGATAGTTCTTCTGGTGCTGGATCTGGTTCTGGGTCTGGTTCTAATTCTGAAAGTAGGAATAATGATGTAGATATTCCAGCTATTCCTGGCTTTGATACTTCCCTAAATGTTCCTGAGAGAAGGGCGTTCCCTGTGGAATTGCTTAATTCAATAGTCCAGTCTCACCCCTTGTTGAGGATTCTTCAAGGTGTTAATCTTGATGTTGGCGGTGGTGGTGATTGTGTTATTGGTTCTCGTCCGTTTGAGTTTAATTTTTGTCCGTTTCAGTGGGTTTTAAATTTGATGGGTGCCCTTATTGTTTTTGTTGGGTTTATAACAGGGTTGGTTTGGTCTGGGAGGAGTGAATGAGTGCGTTAATTTCTATCTTGCTTAACTTTCTTACAAATAACTTTAGTGCCACAAAGTTTATTTTGTATGGGCTTTTTGTTTTGGTGCTTCCTGTTCTTCTCTGGAATGTTTGGATAGAGATTACGGAGGCGGTTTTGTCTTTGCTTTCAGGTGCTTTTTCTTCCGTAAATACTCCTTCTTCTGGGGTGGGATTTTCTTTTGTTTCCTTTGGTTCTTTGGCAGTGTGGTTTGCTTCTAACTTGAGGCTTGGGGAGGCTTTCGTTGCTTTTGTGAGTGGAATTACTATAAGGCTTACGGTTGATGTTTTGATGAGGATTATACTTAGATGATCTCAGTCGTTTATGGTGTTCCTGGATCAGGGAAGACTTATTACTCGGTTCATTGGATAAGAAAAAGGGCGTTAGAAGAGGGGGATATATTTTTGCGTGTGCGTGAAAATGTAATCCTAATCACAAATTTAAAGCTAAATCTGGATGCTACGGATGGGTATATATATATAGAGGATATAAAGGAGTTTGCTAAATACATGGATGTGGATTTCTGGCGTGCTAATCTTTCTCGGGTTCAGGGAAAGAAAATTTATATTGTAATGGATGAGTGTCAGCTTTTTTTCTACTATTACAAAGATGATCCAAGGGTTTTATTTTTTCTCCAGTATCATAGGCATTTAAGCGTTGATATTTTGTTTATTACGCAAACTCCCAAATCTCTTCCTGCTAAGGTGTTTGAGTTGGCGGAGTTCCTTATTGAGGCGGTTCCGAAGTCTGTTAATCCTTTTGGTTTTAGGGCGTTTAGGTATAGGGTTTTGCATCCTTTTGATAGGGACATAGTCCTTCGGCGTTTTCATCTTGCTTTCGATCCTGTGGTGTTTTATTTGTATTCTGATATGATATACAAGCCTTCTGAGGAAGAGGAAAGGCCAAGAAATGTGTTTATTCGTTATTATTTGCTTGTTGCTTCTTTTGTGCTTTTAGCTGTTTTGTCTGTTTTCTTTTTCTTTTCTCGTTCCTTTTCTCCGTCTGTTCCTTCAGCCAAAGCCCAGCCTAAGCCTGCTTTAGTTCAGTCCCAAACTATCACTTATGAGGATTTAGTCCGTGCGGTTCCCTCTTCTTCTCCTGTTCCTTCTCTCTCTGAGGAAAAGCCCAAAGAGGACAGCCCTAAGCCCTTACCCTTGGGGGAATTTAAGGGTTATGGTTATGTTGTTGTGGATAAGCCCTTGCAAAAAATCCCCCCTAAAGAGGATGTTTTAAATCCTTCCGTTAAAGTGATAGAGATCCCATAATTTGAAATCACAAACCTTAACAAAGTGGCTGGCTTGCATGGGTCGGGTGCATTTAAGCATTAGCGGTTAAGCGTCGGCGGGTGGTTAAGCGTTTGCTTTGCGTGTGGTCTGCAAGCCAGACACGGTTAAGGTTCTGGCGGGGTTAGGGGGGGGT